CCCAACTTCCTAGACGTTTACCTGAATGGCGTTAAGCTAACAGCAACAGACTACACAGCAAGCAACGGCAGTGACGTTGTGCTGGCCTCTGGTGCAGCCGCAGGGGATGTCCTTGAGGTTGTGGCTTTCACTACGTTTGATGTCGTCACTGATACAATTACTGCTGCTGGCACTGCCCTTACTCTGGACCGCACAGGGTCGGATGGGACAATCATTGATCTGAAGAAAGACGGCTCCACTGTGGGGAGTATTGGGACTTCTGGTGGGTTACTTAATATTGGGTCTGGCGACACTGGTCTTTTGTTTGCCCCTGCTTCTGATGTTATTATTCCTTCTAATCCCACTGATACTGCAAATGGTGGAAGAGATAACGTCATTGATTTAGGTAACACCTATAACCGCTTCAAAGACCTCTACCTATCTGGCGGTGTCTACCTTGGCGGCACTGGGTCGGCTAATAAGCTGGATGACTATGAGGAGGGGACTTTTACGCCTTATTATGGGCAGGGCGTAAACTCACCTGTTTACACAAACACACAGGGTTCCTACACGAAGATTGGCGATCTGGTTACATTTACATTGCGCATCCAATTAACCAGCGGAACTGGTAATAGTTCTCAACTTGAAATCAATGGATTACCATTCACTTCCGCTGGTGGCCCTCCTGGCACAGGAACTAAATCGCAAGGAGGGGTTACTATAAATTATCAAGCTGGCTTTAAGACTGACTTTAACGTGTCTTTACACGTCCCTGGATCAGCGGCGGAAATCCGTTTCTATAACCAAACTTCGGGAGGAACCTTTGCAGGTTCCGATGCTACCAACGTTAGAGCAGTGCTTCATTTAAATGGTTTTTACTACACCGCATAACACCCCTGTTGGATCACAGGGTAGTCAGTCCAAGCATAGGAGATAAAAATGCTTACAGAGAGAACAGAACAGGATAAATTGGAGCTGATCGGGCCATACCGTCACATCCAAGTCAGAACCGCAGTCGTCATTGAACGTGACGGTGTAGAGATCAGCCGATCCTTCAGCCGCCATGTCGTTGCACCAGATGCAGACATCACAGGCGAAAGCGCAGAGGTACAAGCCATCTGTGCAGCCGTACACACACAAGCGGTTAAGGACGCATACGCTGCTCACCTCACTGCGTCTCTAGACGCTGGGGCGTCAGATGCTGCGCAGGAGGTATAATCCATGAGCAAGGCACGGGGATTAGCAGACTTAGGCAACGCTTACAGTGACGGTGCCTTGTCGAACCGCAACCTGATTATCAATGGTGCTATGCAGGTGGCACAGCGTGGGACGAGTAGCACGTCAAACGGGGTACATACTGTTGATAGGTTTTTTTCTGTTTTTGGGACAGGTGCTATTACGCAAAGCCAACAGTCTTTGTCGTCAAGTGATGACCCTTATGCTCAGGGATTTCGTAGTTCTTTCAGAGTAACAGTTACGACTGCAAGTAGCAGCGCAACTTCTTTTATGCAGATTGAGCATAAAATTGAAGCACAAAATATTTCACAATCTGGATGGGAATACACAAACCCAAACTCTTATTTAACGTTTAGTTTTTGGGCTAAGAGTTCTTTGGCAGGAACTTATTATGCTCAGTTCAGAACTGCTGATGGTACTTCTTACTATCATAACAAGTCATTTACGTTAGCGTCTAACACTTGGAGTAAGGTAACTTGCACTATTCCTGGAAATTCAAATCTTACAATAGACAATAACAACGAGGAAGGCTTACGTGTTCTTGTAATTCCTGACTATGGAACTGACTATTCGGGTCACGCAGAAGCCGTTGAGGATGCTTGGTATGCTCGTTCACAGAATAGTGGATACACACCATCTTTTGCACAAGACTGGCAGAACACCTCAGGTGCAACATTTGACATCACAGGCGTCCAACTAGAAGTAGGCGACACAGCCACACCCTTCGAGCATCGGTCGTATGGTGATGAGCTTGCTAGGTGCCAGAGGTATTTTCAGAGGTTTAGTTATAGTCAGTACAACTACTTTGGTACTGCGGTGGCCCCAACAGGCGTATCTACGGTATTGACAGACCCCAAGGCTTTTATAGTTCCTATGCGGGCTGGGCCTACTGGCTCCGCTGCCAGAACGGACGGCGCACCTGTGCTGGTTAATATTGGAGCAGGTACTTATAATATCACAAGTCTTGCCGTGAATACTTATGGTGGGGACATGCATTGGTGGGTTCAAGGAACATCTTCTTTGCCAACAAGAGAGTCAGACTTTTATGAGATTGGCGGCAGTGGCATTACTACTTTTGATTTAGATGCGGAGTTATAATGATGGAAGGTATGAATATTACAGCGGCGCAGTATATACAGGATGCAAATGCTAATAATGTTGCAGTGAAAGCCACCGTAGACGGGCAGGAGATGTCAGTCCCCCTAGACCCAGCCAACCGCCACTACGCAGAGATCATGCGTCAGGTCGAGGCTGGCGAGTTAACCATTCAGGATGCAGTGTAAACATTGGCAACCCTAGATCAAATCAGACAGGCAGCTGAGAGTGACCTTGTCACCTTCATTAAGCTGGTAGCACCTGAGCAGGTCTTGGGTCAGTGCCATGAGGACGTGTGTAACTGGTGGACTCGACAGGACCACAAGACCCACCAGCTACTCCTCTTCCCTCGTGACCACGGAAAGTCAAGATTAATTGCTTATCGTGTCGCTTGGGAGTTGACAAAGAACCCTACACTTCGTATACTATACATATCTGCTACAGCTAACTTGGCGGAGAAGCAACTAGGTTTTATCAAAGGTATTCTAACGTCTGAGACTTATAGTCGTTATTGGCCTGACCACGTACACCAAGAAGATGGTAAACGTACTCGATGGACTAACTCAGAGATTATGTTAGACCACCCAGACCGTAAGAAAGAGAATGTACGTGACCCGTCTGTCTTTACTGGTGGCCTCACTACTTCTCTTACAGGGATGCACTGTGACATTGCAGTTCTAGATGATGTTGTTGTTTACGAGAATGCTTACACAGGCGAAGGTAGAAACAAAGTTAAGAGCCAATACTCTCTCTTGTCATCTATCGAAGGTGCCGATGCTAAGGAATGGGTCGTAGGCACCAGATACCACCCAGCAGACTTGTACAATGATCTACTCCAAATGGTAGAGGATCAGTACGATAACGAAGGTAACAAGATAGGCGAAGAGAATATCTATGAGGTATTCGAAAGGCCAGTAGAAGACAACGGTGATGGTACAGGTCAGATGCTGTGGCCTCGTAGTCAACGTAAAGACGGTAAGTGGTTTGGTTTCGACATTAAGGTCTTGGCTAAGAAACGTGGGCAGTACTTGGATAAAGGACAGTTCCGAGCACAGTACTACAATGACCCAAGTGACCCAGACAACGTACCTGTAGGCTCAGACAAGTTTCAGTACTATGACCGTAAGCACCTTAAGCAAGACAATGGTTACTGGTTCTATAAAGATAATAAACTGAACGTCTATGCCGCAGTTGACTTTGCCTTTAGCCTTTCCAAGAAGGCTGACTACACAGCCATCGTTGTCATAGGGATTGATGCGGAGAACAATGTGTATGTCTTAGACATCGACAGGTTCAAGACAGACCGTATCTCTGAGTACTTTGACCACATCTTTCATCTGTCAACTAAGTGGTCTTTCCGTAAGCTCAGGGCTGAAACTACAGTAGCTCAGGTAGCTATCGTTAAACAGTTAAAAGAGTTAGTCAAGCAACACGGTCTCTCGATAAGCATCGAGGAGTTTAGACCTAACAAGAACCAAGGTAATAAGCAGGAACGTATAGCCTCGGCTTTAGAACCTAGGTATGACAACCTTAGTATGTGGCACTACAGAGGTGGTAACACTCAAGTACTAGAAGAAGAGTTGTCATCCCGTAACCCACCACACGATGACGTTATTGACGCTTTGGCATCTGTGGTAGACATGGCTATTAAACCTGCACGTACTGTACGTAGACAAAAAGATAATGTCGTACAGTTTAACTCAAGATTTGGTGGAGTCTCCTTCTAATGGCTGGAACAACGATTGACCTGCAAACTATAATTGACCCACACGTACTAGCTGTGGACATTGCTGACCGTTGGTCCACTTGGAACAAAGCTCGTCAGCCTAAGCTGGAAGAGTGGAAAGAACTACGTAACTACATCTACGCAACAGACACACGTACCACCAGCAACAGCAAGCTACCCTGGACTAACAGCACAACCACACCTAAGCTGACACAGATTGCAGATAACCTTCATGCTAACTACTTCTCTGCTCTGTTCCCACAGAAGCGTTGGTTCCGTTTTGAAGCTAACGATCAGGATGCTGACGTTAAGAGTAAGCGTGATGTTATCCAGGCGTACATGCAAAGCAAGCTCCGTCAGTCTGACTTTGAGAACACAACCAGTAAGCTAATCAATGACTACATCCAATACGGTAACTGCTTTGCTACTGTAGAGTTTGTCAAGGACTACACTGAGTATGAGGACACAGGAGAACGTGTCGTTAACTACGTTGGCCCTAAGCTGGTACGTCTTAGCCCTTTCGATGTATGCTTTAATCCCTTGGCTCCATCCTTTGGGGAAAGCCCTAAGATCATCCGATCAGTTGTCACACTTGGGGAGATTGCTCGTAAGGTAGACGCCTCCATCGACAATGCCTATATGGGTCAGATCCTAGAGAAGATGCTAGGGAACCGTGCACATGCCTCAGGCAACGACATTGATGTGTCAAAGTCTCAGGGGTTCATTGCTGATGGTTTTGCTTCCTTACAGGAATACTATGAGTCTAACTACGTGGAGCTACTTACGTTCTACGGAGACATCTATGACAACGACTCAGGGGTATTCCATAAGAACCGTGTCATTACTGTTGTTGATCGTGCTTACGTTCTGCTCAACGAACAGAACCCTAGCTGGCTAGGTAAGGCTCCTGTCTTCCATGCTGGTTGGCGTGAACGCCCTGACAACCTGTACGCCATGGGACCACTGGACAACCTCGTAGGTATGCAGTACCGCATTGACCACTTGGAAAACCTCAAGGCTGATGTGTTCGATCAGATTGCCT